GCCCTTGTAGTTAACTATTGGGAATTTGACACAACGGTAAGTATCAGTTCTCTTACGGTTGGCGGAACACCCTTAATTCAAAGAGTTACAACTGGCGTTATCGTGAGTGGCGCAAGTGGAAGTTACGTCTATTCAGCTATTTGGAGCGCCGTCATACCCAACGGAAACACAGCGACGATAGACATTTCGTTTACTAGAACCATTGAGCGAGGCTGTCAGATAGGCGTCTGGTCGATTTATAATGCGCAATCGACAACGCCGATCTCTACTACATCTGGGGTAAGTGGCGTAACGAACCCTATCGACCTATCAGCGAATGTCCAACCAAACGACTTTGGGATTGTTGGTGCTACAGGCGCATATGGAACCGGCACCGCTCAGTTCTCATACGCCAACGCTACAGAGCGTTACGATACGCGCAGTACGGGCGGTGGAGTGGAAGATATTGCCAGAAGCGGAGCCGACTTTTTCGCACTGACCAGTCAGTCGCCAAGGACTGTCACCGTCACGCCGTCTGGCGTGAGCAGCGGCAACGCCGCTGTCATGGCGGTCTGGCGCTAACGAAAAGACCCCCGGCGACAAGCCGGGGGCCGGGATATTATCGTCCCGCTTTTCGGGTTATTCCGAACATGAACCAATTACGCTTGCCGGTGGCATGTCTTGACTTAACGTATACCAGCGGGTAGTGGTCTTCACACCAAGGTCTTAGAATGCTCTTGCCGGGTTGAGCGCAGAACACCCCTCTCTCTATCATGTACCTGCAATCCGACCCCTCTATTTCGACGACTGTCTTTCCCTTCTTGGGCTTCTTGAACAGGAACTCCACACCGTAGTTTTCGTTGGTGTTGTTCGGTTTGGCGTTGTTAATTTTAATGAACTCTTTTATTCTGTCTTTTCTCTTCTTGGTCTTTCTCGGGCTAATTTTAATCGGGTTTTTTCCCGAGAGAACGTTCTTCTTCTTTAGACGGAACACCACTCCCATCACTGCGGATCTGGAGACGCCAACTTCCTTGGATATCTCCCCGGAAGTCATTCCAGATTCCCACATGACCTTAATGGCGTTGCGCCTCTCTAGTACGGGTTGCGGCTGACTCTTTTCCATCCACCTACCCCATGCACGTGGCAACGCTTCATTGCGTTCGCATTGTTAACGCCGTGGCTGATGCACATTTTCATATGATTAACGCCCGCCCTAACCCCTACATGGCATTCTCTGAGGCGTTTGGGGTCGAATCCCATTTTCCTAGCGGTGGATGGCATTACTTGGAACACTCCAAGAGCCCTACCGTGTCTGGTCCTCGGTCCCACGGCATCGCATCTCATGCCGCTTTCCTTCTTGGCTATATACAGAGCTACGTCGGTCCACTTCTCTCCTATCGTTCTTCTAACTTCAGTGCGGATCATCGATTCCACCGAAGCCAACGACGGAGTGGCGACGAATATCGCCACCACCCCGGCAATTGACCGAAGCCAATTCACTTACTGATTTCCTTGACCGATAACAACGCGTACCCCGCCATGTCGTCCCAGTGGTCCGGGAAGTTAGAGTCGCCAGTCACTGCTCGGGCAACCTTGTGGAAAATCATGTCGATTGATTCCTTCTGGTGACCACTAAGCCTGTCCCACCCGTCGGCCTGCCTGACGGCGTTCTTGAGATCCTGGGACAGAGCCGCCTGAGCGGCGAACGGCCCATGGGTCATCTTGCGGACGCTGAGGATATCTTCAATTCGATTAGCCATTCTGTGCTTCCTTCTCTTGGTAAATCCGGTTGGCGCGCGGAGTGACATGACCCGCATTGCGCCTCATCTTTTCGGCCCTTTCTCTGAGATCCTTCACTGATTCCGAAGGAATCCAGACGCTGACCAGCTTAAACCCTTTGTCCTGCATCGTGGAAATGTATCGCTTGTGCCTTTCGGTGACCTTACTCTTGGCCTTTTTCGCGACCTTCTTAGCCGCCATCTTTCTGCCTCCTGATGACTTCGATGAGATCTTTCTTGTCTTGCAACGCCTTAATGATGGTTTGCTCCAGAGGGCTTCCCACCATATCGTAGTAAGTCACCTGTTCGGACGTTTGGCCGTGGCGGTGGTTCCGATCTTCGGCCTGCGTTCGGTCGATGATGCTGTAAGTGTTCTCGACGAACACCGTGGTGTGGCATGGCTGGGATTCGGTTCCGAGAAGGGTCAGTCCTTCTTTGGCCGTGGCCGTTTGGGCTAGTAGTATTCTAACCCGATCGTCCTTGTTGAACGCCGAAACGACTCCCACTATTTCGCTGCGGTCCATGCCACCCCGAATCGTGACCACCTTTCCTATCTTGGAAAGCCTGTCTTCGAGCATGTTAATGGTGTGCTTATAGTGCGCGAAGACGATGACTTTGCCGTTAACGTCTTCGAGAGCGTCGCAAACCGCCTCGATTTTCGGGTTTCTCTTCGGGCACAAATCAATGACTTCACCGTCATCATCAATCATGAACCCGGAAGTAACTTGCTGCATCTTCATCAGAGCTGTGATGACCATCTGGGCCGTCACTTCTTTACCGTCGACTTCGATGAAGCGGTCTTTGTAAATTCGTTTATACGCCTTATTTTGTGCGCTGGTCATGTCGTAATGAATGGAATGGTAGACTTTCGGGGGCAGAGTGGACATCCAGTCGGTCTTCTTCGCCGTGAATGAACATTCGTTCAAGATCTGGCGGAGTTCTTCTTCTCTCTGCAATCCGATGACCTGCTTGCCCATGAAGCCACCCATCACCCCATATCGGTTCCGGAAAGTGTAGGGCGTGCGATGAAGTCCGTGCCTGCTTATTATCCGCAACTGCGACCACAGATCAACCACGTTATTGGCTACTGGGGTGCCGGTCATCACTCGCTTGATGACGGCGAAGTCGAACAAGTACGTGATCGCCTTCGACACCTTCGCCTTATGGTTCTTCACCCGATGGCTCTCATCGCAGACCGCGTAGACCCTGTTGTTCTTCATAATCTTTTCAACGTCGTCAAAGGGGTCTCCGATGACTTTTTCGTAGTTAATTATGAGCGCTCCTTTCTTCGGAGTGGGTTCGGGGTATATGGCCACCGGGTATGGGAAGCCCATCTTGAACGCTTCGGCGCTCCAGTTCTCACGCAAGCCGTTCGGGCAGACCACCAGCATAAGATTAACTTGCCCTGTGGCTTCAGCCATTAAGAATTCGTTTAAAGCCGTTCCAGTCTTGCCCATTCCGGGCTCCTTGAAGAATGCGAATCCTTTGTTACCCCGAGACTTAGAGAGAGCCGCCCTCTGAACGGGAAGCGGTGATAGTCCGAGCCTCCAGTCTTTGGCGTCATCAAACATTGCCATCTCGTTTGTCTGCTAGAAGTTCAGGCGTCATTTGCTGGAACAATTCCATATTAAGCACCAGCCATTCCTTCTCCACCAGCGTCAGGGGGTCGACTGGAAGATCCCACCATTTACTAGCCATTCTCTCCTTGGCCTCGTCGAGAACCGGCTTAATCCAACGGGAATTTCCGGACATCGCTTCTTCGAGCAAATACGCCACTTCTTCGACGGAATCCGCGAAAGAGACGATGGAGCAGATTTCGGGGGTTTTGTCGCGCAGGGCTTCGGCTACGTCTGCACCGAACTTAGCGCGCAACACGGGGTGCACGTGTTCTTCGGCCTTCGCGGAGTTCCATGCTGCCCTCTTCGCCGGCCCCGGTATGTCGCCGGTGATGGTCTCCTCCAAGTCGTGGTACAAAGCGTACCGAAACAACTTGGCGTAGTCGCCTTTCCAGCCAATCAGACGGGCCACTTGGTCAGCGTAGACTGCGGTGAAATATGAGTGTTCGGCCAAGAACTGGTGGCGGTTCCGACGAAGGATGGCCCATCGGGGAACGTAGGCCATGTCTCGCCACCCAGACGCGAAAGGCTTGTCAGGACTTACCATGGACTTCCTCCTTAGAATTCCTGCGCACGAGACCTTTGCGTTCGTCGGTGGTGGACCGCATGACGTCCCAGATGAACATGCAGAAATTGGCGCAATCGACCGCCTCATCCATCACTTCACCGGGGGACTCGTATTCGAGAGCCACCAGCAATTCGTTAATCTCGTTCTTCAGGGACTCCTTAAGATAGGGGAGCGGCAAATGCCGCCACCCGCCGTATGCGTCCCGTTTGGTGAGCTTGCGCTCCATGTGTTCTGCGAATTGTTGCAGTTCTACTCGGGGTTCGGTCATTTCGGCACTCTGTCCCATGCCGTGTATGATGAGCAGACGTCACTCACGGACGGCCCGAAGGCACAAAGGATCTCGGGGTAGTTGTTAACACGGCGGTTAACATCGCGGATGTCGGAGAGAATGCGATCGAATTCGTCTTGCGACTTGATGTAATCACAGAACCCGAGATGGATGATGTCCGGGTTGAACCTCGACACGGCATCGTAGTATTGCATCTTCGAGAACGTGAAGATCCGCCGAATGCGCTGGGTGACCGTAGTGCGTTCGGGTTCGATTCCCTTGAAGTTCTCCCAGCTAATCTCCAGTTGGTCGGGGTAACCATCCCCTGAATACCCGATCACCTTGTCGTTCTCCATGATGTTACCAACGCGGATCGGGAAGGTGCGCAAGGTCACCAGCACGTTGCCGAGGTGGTTCGGGTGGATGCAAGCATCCGCCAACGACTGGGAGACCGACACTTCGCGGGAGGTGCAGTGGGGATAGAACCCGTTGTTGAGGGACAGGCTCATACCCTGGGGCGTCTCGATGTCAACCGCGAACCCATCACGCATCATAGCGTTGAGGTCCATGGTGGCGACGCTCACGCCGATTGAACTCAGCACCTCATCGTACTGCTTGGCGACGGCCCCTTCGCGCATGATTTTGCGGGCTAGAGCGCGACCAACACCCTTCTGGGTGGATGCAATCCGAGTGACCCCCGCTGACCTCTGGCGCTCGTATTCTTGATCTTCGTCAGTGATGATGGCAGCATTCGGGTGAATCACTACCTTCTCGGGGTTAACGTTAAGTCGTTCGATCTCGTCCTTGAGGACGGAGATGTCGATGATGGCCCCGGCGTTGAGATAAATCAACGCTTCCTTCCGAAGGACGCCCATAGTGGGCATGTGGAACGTCACGAACTTCGTGCCGTCTTCGAGAACAGTGGTGTGCCCGGCGTTCGGGGCCGCATTCGTCGTGCAAACCACCTTGTTCCAGTCAAGTCGGGTCTGCCTCAAGCATTGGTAGGCTGCGGCGAGACCCTTGCCGGTGCTGCCAAATTGGCCATCGATAATCACCGATGCGAACCCGGGCTTCAGGAAAGACATGTATTACTTCTCCCAGTCATAGTTGAGGATCATATCTTTGATCGGCCACGGGCTACCGGGCGACCTCTTCGGAAGACTCTTTATGTTATTTATCATAACTTTGGTGCATTCGGGCGGAACCATCAATATATAGCAGTCTTTGCCATCCTCAATCACCACCCAGACGCAGACTTTCATGCCTGAATTCTTCAACCGCTGTAAAAATTTGCGTTGAAGAATGGTGGTGCCAATGTTGACGAAGCCCTTAGACACCACACCCTTCTTCACTTCGACATAGCAGGGTTCGAATTCGGGGATCTTGATCAGCAGGTCCGGGAACCCGCTGAAAAACCGGTGAGAGGTCTTCATCGCGAAGGCTGTGGTGGGACCAAACATTACGTCTTTAACTATGACGCGTTGGTGATGGAGTTCAGATGGCATTAAGTCACCTCTAATTAGGAGACGGCATTAGATCAGGGCCGAAGCCCAGCGTCAAGATTTTACACCATGCCCTTGCTGGTCATGATGTCTCGCCATTTCTTTTCGCCATACGAGGCCCATGCCCAGTCCGGGCCAGAGTCTTCGTCGACTTCGATGGGGATCGAGATTTCGGGGAAATCGCACATCATTTCGAGAGCGCGCTTGTAAGCGTTTTCTTTTTCCGGCGCGTATTGAAAGTCGAGAGAATCATGAACGTTGTTCAGCATGTCGATGCCCCCGATCTCCCGGGACATAGCGTCAATGCGGATCATCGCGACCTTAATCATGTCCGCGTTACTGCATTGTAACAGGCGGTTTACCGCCTTGTATTCAAACCCGGGAGCTTCGAGGCGAGAACGCCGTCCAAGAATGGATATTACGTACCCCCTCTTGCGAAGGACCGAAGAGGCCAACGCCTGCAATTCCTTGATTTCGGGCATTGCCTTAAAATACTGGTCAACGATCGCCATGGCCTCGTCCATGGGCTTGCCTAACATCGATGCGGCCTTCTTGACGCCCGCCCCGGTGAGTAGGGCCTGATTTAGGCGCTTTCCGGACTGCCTATCAATGCCTGCGGCTTCGGCCACGGCGGTGTGTGCGTCGACCGAGGGCTCCTTGGTATACCCGTCAATCAAGACCTTACACTTGGCATAATGGGCGAGAAGGCGCGGTTCGCATTGGCTGAAATCCGCAGACCCCCAAATCATGCCATCGTCCGGGACGAATATGGACCGGAACAAAACGCCCACCTCTTCGTCCCTCTTGGGGACCTGCTGCAGGTTCGGGTTCGATGACGACAGCCTGCCCGTGACCGTCCCGAACTCGTCCCCGCGCATCTGATTGAATGATGCGTGCACCCGGCCCTTATGGAGGTGCCTCTCGATCATTGGGTCGATGAACGCTTCGAGAAGGCGCTTGGACTTGCGCACCGCGAGGATCCGCTTTCCGGCGTCGCTAGTTC